CTTGTCTGTGATCATCTACATCAACTTCATAGCCATCGCTTTGCAGTATTGGCAGTATCTCATCCAATAGATTGATGTAGGTGCTACCACCCATGCTAAAAAACTGCACAGTGCCATCCCATCTACCCAGCTTGTATGCTGGTACGTGATATGCATAAGGCAAAAAGAACTTGAGCTTGTCCATGCACTTTCTTCTGGTGCTGGTTGCCAAGCCTTCAACCTTACAGTTTACTTCATCTTTGAGTACAATTTTACATTTCATGTTTACAGTTTACAGGCCTTTTTGCATAATGTCAAGAAGCACATATAAGATGAGGAGGTGCCTAGATGACACCTCCCCGAACGGTCCATTGGAGTGAGAGAGGGCGTAGGTTGGACCGTTTACCCTTTAGCAACTCGACGCATACATGTAACCTCTACATACCGTTTCCAGTTGCTTGGGTTATGTTTCATCAAGTCGGCTATCTTAGTAACCATTCGCAAACTAACTTCTCTCAAGTTCTCTTTGTTTGCGCTCATGTAGTTCATTAGTTGTGTGACCTGCTTCTTCTCGAACTTGTATTCGTCAAGCATACCATCAGCAACCAGTTGTTTACAACGGAGGAATTTGTCACGCATTGTGTCCAATGTCAAGTCCAGATAGTGACAACGTGACATAATAGCATCAAGGTGATCCTTGAGCTTTCCCCGTGTACCTTCGAATTTCAAATTGGTAATGAAGATAACTGAGCCTTTGAACTCAAAACGATCCGGAATACCTTCACGTCTAAGCAATGCACTGTCAGTGTTCCAACTTAGCATTCTCTTCTTACCACTATCAAGTGCGGCCTTCAACAAGTTCAAACTTGTTTCGTCATGTAACACTGTATCACAGTCGTCCATAACCAACACACTACCTTTGTCTGCATTTTCAAACAGTACCTTGTACAAACCAATAGCACTTGAAGCACCTTTGATAACTTGGAAACGATCTCGTTTACCAGCCATTTTATCAAACATGCGATTTTCATTGAGCACCTGCTCAACACCAAAACTTTTACCAACACCTGGAGGTCCAGTAACAACCATACCTCGCACAACGCCATCAACACTTGCTTGTGTCATGTCGTTGAGGATATCAAAACGTTCACGCAAACGTTTGATCACTTGTGCATCTGTCTCGACTTTTTCAGCCTTCTTGACAGTAACTTTTGTTTTGGGGGAAACTTTTATTTTTGTTGTAGCCATGATTCTCACTCCTTGACTGTTTTATTACCTACACTATTATAGTACGACAACTTGCTTATAAGGTCAACCTTTTATTTCAAGTATTTTCACATAATTTAGCATTGTTTCATTACAGTTGGTATACTTACTTAGTTCGTGGTTTTTTACACGACCAATCAGGTTGATTGTTTTGCCCTCTAGTACACCTGTAAGATCTGGATCTTTGTTCCAGAAAAACTTGATGATATGCTTGTCATCTGTGACACCTGTTACAACATAGTTGCCAAAGTTGCGCAAGAACTTCATATCAATAATGGCTACATCCATGCTTAGTTTTGCACCAATGTTGCCTTGAAACTCTGATGTGTATTTGTACACATCCATTTGATCTTTGAACTGTTCACGTTTCTCGTCAATACGATAACTGTTGGGCAAACTAGCCGCAACACTTACACCAAATCGACCAACTAGATCACCACCAATAAACTCAGCTACACGTTCTTCAAAGTTGTTGAGTGTGTCACCAAGTTTTTTGAATGCCAAACTAGTGCGGAAATGTTCAATAACATGATTGCCCATGTCACGATGTTCGTCTGTGACTTCTGGCGTTTGAATATCAGTACCGCCTTCCAACATGTGCAGGATAAGAGTTTTGTTGTCATAGCGATGTTGATCAGCTTCATGATCATACCAGCCGTTACCACTAGCAACAAAGCCTTGGTATTCTTGCACTGCAACGGCATATGACATTACTTCACTGATGGGGAACTTTTGCTCTTTAGCCCGCATTATACAATCTCCTCAAAGCCAACCATTGCAACCTTGTACTTCTTGTTACCAACAAGCATTTGATCGCCCATTGATGTTGAACGCAATCCCATGCCACCTTCATGCAGTGGAGCCATTACTGTTACGGCAGGATTGTAATCACCGTTTTCTTCACCGTTGGAGAACACTTCTTCTTTGATTGACCAACTGCCCATAACATTGTTTGTCCAACGATATGCATAGCTCATTGCTGATTCGTGATCTGTACCATCAGGCACGTCAACAAATGCAACAGTGTTTGGTGAATCTTCAAATGCGGTATGGATTACTGCTACTTTCATGTCTTTCTCCTAACTGTTATATATACAGTATAAGCGAGATATCTCATATGGTCAACCTTTTTTTGCACTTTTTTTCTATAAAGTTACATCTTCTAGGCCGGCCGCTCGTATTTTTGTGATGTTGTTCAGCTGAAATTGCTTGGCATCTAGTGCTTTGATAAAGCCCAAATACTTGTTGCGCACCAATGCAAACTCATTTACCAAGTGTGTAAGATCACAAACATTTTCATCTCCATCAACGAATTTGTCTGCATCTCTACTACTCATAGTTCTGTTGTAGTTTTCAATAAACTGACGGAATGTTTTACTGCGCAACTTGCGCAATTCAACGTTGAGATACTCTAGTATTGCTTCAACTTCTTGTAGTTGATTGAATCTGTGTTCAACAATACCAGGTATCTCTCTGCTGTTTTTTTCTAGGTTACCTTTGAGACTGCACTCAGGCCGTGCATCATCAAGTTCAGCATTGTAGTAATCAATTGCATCTGGTAGTCTGCCTAGATCTTTGGTTAGGATAGTAAACCAGTTACTCATCCCATTCTTCGTCGAGCCATTCGTCCTCGTCGTCCTCTGATTCAGTTTCTTCTGCTACTATATTCAGCGCACGATCTAATGTGGTGTCAAGTCCATAAAGTTCTTCATAGACGTTTAGCATATCGTATCCACTGGATAAGATAACGTCTATAAAATCTGTACCTGCCTGTTGTCTATCTTTGGTTGGGATATGGTTTTTACAACTACTCCATACCTCAATCAGTAGACTGCTCTCCTGTTCCGTCAATCTCATCGATTACGTTCTCCACTAATGGTTCTTCGGATTCGGGTAAATCTTTTGTTCCCCATTCATCCATTATTAGTTGTAATTTATCACCTGTCCACTGTTTTCTGAAATAACTGTGTACTTCGCCAGTAACTGGTGATGTATATGCAAGTTTGTTGCCTGACTTTTGTAGCAATCCAATGCTTTCACAAAGTTCAACAAAACCACTGTATGGATTCATGCCTGTTTCATAAGGAATTTTGATCTGCACACTTTCAAAAGGTTTTGCAAATCTTGTCTTCATTACTTTACATGCGGCTCTAATACCCATTATCTGCGAAATCTTGTTGCCGTCTGCATCTTCTTTGAGTTTCAATTTACGCATTGCAACAACAATACTTGATGCATAGATAAAGCCTTGTCCACCACTAATTTTATCATCTGGATCAAACATATCCTGCGATGCATATGTGTGGTTGGTTGCTACCAATCCTACATTGTAGTCACCAAACATGTTTACACAGTTACGTACTAGTGCAGTTAGTGCCTTAGGCTTACGACCCAAGTCACCTTTCATATCACCTTTGGTAAACTGATCAACATCTGTAGGTGTCAGCATCATACCCAAACTGTCAATCACAAACAACACTTTGGGTCTGTCTGCGTCATCAACATCTGCATAATTTGCTTTGTAGTCTTTCATAAACTCACTGATAACTTTAGCAACTTCATCAATCATTGCTACATTGAGTTTGAGCAGTTTGTCTTCACTGGTGTCAACATCTAGTGCATGTAGCCATGCTTCATCTAGTGCGTTTTCACTGTCAATAAGCACACAAAAGATACCTTGCTTTTGTGCTTCTCTGATTAGGTTACCGCTACAAATAAAACTTTTACCTGCACCTGATTCACCTGCAAACACTGTAACTTTGCCCAGTGGTACACCTTTGTTGAAATCTCCACTGATCAATTTGTTTAGTGTATAATTACCTGTTGAAATCCATGTGTCAGGATCTCTGAATCCGCTACTGAGTCCAGGTACACTCTTTGTAATACTTTTACGGAATTTACTTACGTCAAATGGTTTTACCATATCTTGTCTCCAGAATACTAGAGTAGGCGACTACCTGCCGCCTACTGAAGATTGTTTCTCTTATTGCCCTTTACGAGCTCTAATTGCCGCTAGAATGTCTTGCGCACTTTTTGTTTCACCTGGTTCAGCTGGTGCCGCTTCTGCTTGTACTGGAGCAGGTTGTGGTGCGGGTGCCGGTGCTGGAGCAGGCTCAGGTGTTGGAGCAGGTGCTGGTGTTGCTTCTGCCACTGGCTGTGGTGCCGGTGTTGGTGCAGTTGCAGGAGCACTTGCTGGTGCGCTATTTGCAGGGGCTGCCATCCCTGGAGGACGATAGAATTGTCCAAACTCTTCTGGATCGTACAATTGTCCATCTACACTTGCTTCAAACATACGTCTGATTGCATCAACCTGCTCGGCACTTGGCCTTGAAGGCATGAAATCGTTCAAGTTGTGTAAGCCATGTGTGTCAATTGCACTACGCTCATTTTGATCCAAACTACGCTCTCTGCGAGCCCAGTTACTGGTGCTATAGTCAGCATACTGACCTTTTGTGGTCTTATGGATCTTGAAGTCTGTGCCTTCTTCAGTGTCAGTTGGCATTGCTGGAAAGTCTGGATCCATCAATGCTTGTTTGATAATGTTGAAGATCTGTGGGCCCATAATGAACCTACGCACAGGATTTTCTGGTGTTTGCTCTTCTTGCAAATCACTTTGTACTACAAAGCCTTGAAAAATGTACGAACGTTTTTTCCAATACTTACGACCCATGTCTTCTAAACTTGGATCTTTGAACCACGGACGTACTTCTGCAAGTACAGGACATGATCCAGCTGGTTCCCACATTTCCATGCAAGGAACATTTACTGTAACACGTCTGCTGTCTGCTTGACCTTTGATGCCAGGAAAGTCCAACCTAATCATCTGACGTTCTTTCCAAAAGAAGTCGTTGGTTGGATCACCATCGTTCAAAAATCTAACTGTTGCGGAAGTATTTTCTGCCAAGTTCCAAAATGGAAAGATTGCGTTGTCGCCACCTCCACTTGAACCTGAGCCTTTTGTTTCTTGTGCTTGTAGTTTAGCACGTATTTCTGCTAGTGATGTTGCCATAATGTTTCTCCTATATTTTGCCTATAATGTTATGCCAATTTGCTTGACTATATTTCTTTAGTATACAATCAAACAACAAAAAAGTCAAGTAAAATTTAGAACTTTGGTTCAAAAACTTTGAATGACTCTTCAAGTGATTCATGTGCTTGTTCCTGCATACCTGGACCAGCGTCAACTGATACTGATTCCATTGTAGCATTTTTATACAAATAATCAACCACTTTCTTTACACCCATTTGTAGTTTGGGTGGCATAGTAAACACATCATCTGCTATTCTTGCTAGATGGTTGCTTACTACGTCATCTTGGGTGCGCTGTGCTAGATAGCCAGCCATGCCCGAGATCTTTGCAACAATGCCTTGCGGACCACTGTACTTCTTTGGGTCCTCTGCTTCAGGATTTGCTGGATCATCAGTACTAACACCTTTGAATCCAATTGTTTTCTTGTCCTGTATATATTTCGCAAGTGCAACGGCATTGTCTCTTGCTTCCTGCTTGCTGTCGTATTCTTTCATGATACGTGTAACAACGCCCAATGCATCAGTTAGATCTTCATCAAAACGTTTTGCTGTGAAGCGTTCACGCATTTTGTTGACCTTTGCTGGGCTAGCAGTGTATGCTTTTGGCTTGTAATCGCAACTACATGATTCATAATATGCTTGTGACTGTAGACGCTTTACATGCTCTCTAATTCTGT